TAGCGTGGATCGTTTTGCATGATGCCTTTGTAGATGTCCACTAGCTCATGAGCCAGACCGTTCCAGTTGCCGTCTTCGGTACCAATCATGATCATCTCTGGATTGACCATGTCCCATTTAACTGATCCCATGGCAATCAAGTAGGGATTGTACAAGAATTGATGTTGCTGATCCAACAAGGGATAAAAGTGTCTGCGTGTGGTGCCAGGCAGCACAGTAGAAATTAGTACAACTTTTTTGGGGCTGGTAGCATGCTCGTTGACTTTGTTAATAGCATCAATTACAGCATCGTGTCCAAAGTCTCGGGGAGTCATATGACTGCTGGGCACCGATCCGTCATAACCAGCGGCATGTGGTGTGGGTACCGCTATAAAGATCCAGTCGCTTTCATTCACAGTTTCTTCAATTGAACAAACTTTAACACGGTCACTCTCGCGTGGGTAAATATCGTATCCGCGTACAGTGTATTTCTCCGCAAAAACTTCTGCGCAATCAAGTCCTAGCTTGCCTAAACCAATAAATCCAATATTCATAGAGTCCTCAAAAATGTCAGTTCCTACACATAATTTATACGATTTCATACACCGGGCAACAAAAAAACAGTTCTTGTTGCGATATTTTTATCCTTATGGTAGCCGCTATCTCAAAGATTGCATCACTATAATATGCACTAACTGGACACAAGGACCAAATAGTATTGATATCAAAAATCGTTTTGATCGGGTGTTTGAAGACAAATCTGGCATAACAGATTCGTCGCTTGTAACCTTACAACCAGTTTTATTTTGTCACGACCAAGAACCTTTGTTTTTTGACTACTACACCGACGATGTGCCGCACATGCAAGAATTTTGCGAATATGTTAGGGAAAATCAATTTCTCAGCAAAGAACTAAAAAATCTCAATCTTCGATGGGTACATCCAATATCGGTACAAAAAACTTGGATTCTGTTACACTCGGAGTTAAACTCCCACGAGCTGAACAAATATGAATCCACCGGCTCTTTTATAGGAGCATATTGGTGGAGCCATGCTATGCTGTCACTCGACTGGTATAGATTTGCCCAACATGATCCTGCATTAGATACTACCGACGAATACAAAAAGTTATTTTTAATTTACTGCCGAGATACCACTGGATCTCGAACATACCGTAAAACTTTCATATCTAGCATTGAAAAAAATAACGTGATTAACGATTGTCAAATTGGGTCTTTTCTTGAATACGAAATAACATCAGAATCAAGTGCTGTGTACGATGCTGTAGACTATAATCGGACTGCTATTAGTGTGGTATTAGAAACTGTTTTTGATGCTCGCATCCATCTGACAGAAAAAACTCTAAGACCTTTAGCATGCGGCCATCCATTTATATTGGCAGCTGGGCCTGGCAGTTTGGCACTATTAAGAAAATACGGTTTTCAAACGTTTTCTCCCTACATCGACGAAACATACGATACAGTGCAAGACAATGATCTAAGGCTACAACTTATTGTCGAAGAAATGCAAAGGATACAACTGTTATCCGAATCTCAGCGTACTGAGCTAGTTAAACAGTGCAATCAAATTGCAGAAATCAACAAGGCACATTTCTTTTCAAAAGATTTTTTTAATCAGATCGTAAACGAGTTACAACACAATGTTACTGCTGCTTTTGATCAGCATCAAGGTCAGTTAGACTTGTCACTCTGGTGGGAAGAACGTAAAAAACGCAAGAAGAATCCGTTGATTCCTAATACTAAGAAAACTAAACTGCTATCTTACTTGCTAACATTGTTTCGGAACACTCGACAAGCCAAATCTACTTAACAACAGGTAGCACCCCAGTCCAGTCTGGTCCAGGGTCTTGTTCTTTGTAGTTTTTTACTCGTGCGTCCATTTCGGTGTAGAACGAATCAAGTTCGCCATTCCAACGACCCAATAGCTGTTCTACAGCCTGTTCGCAATAGTTCCAGTTGCGTAGGTAATAGTTCTTGATGAGATTTTGGTGTAGATCCAAGTATTGATCTACACTAAACATTTCCTGTATAGGTGTGTTTTCGATCAGACAATAAGCAGTGCTTTTTTTGTCTGCGTCAGCAAAATAAAAAGTGTCTAAGGGCAACAACATGTATTTTGACTTGACATCGTCGGTGATTGAATCTTCAAACATTATATTCATGCTGTATCGGGTTCCAGTTTAATTTGCAATGGGTAGCCTTCTGATCTTGCGTTTACAGTGATTTCGATGCCTTTCTGTTCGGCCACTTCGTACGGCAATACTGCAACCACAGCTGAACCCGATTCGTGGATGTCCATGGTGATTGTTTGAGCAGTATCTGGTGTGTATTCAAAATGTTCAATTAAGCTGTCAACAACAAACTCGACCGCGGTGCGATCATCATTTAAGTATATGACCTTGAACAGAGGCGGTTCTTTAAGAGAGACATTAGTTCTTGTTTTTGATTCGACATTGGCCATTGTGTGATCCTTGAAAGTGGCCCGAGTTGCCCCGGGCCTTTTTATTTAAGCTGAGAGAGCGGGAACATAGTTGACAGCAATCTTCTTGGGCCGTTGCGATTCAGGAATGTTTCGCTCCAGCTTGACAGTTAAGATGCCATCTTTTAGTTCGGCGTCGCGCACTTCAACATATTCTGCCACCGAGAAGGTGCGAACAAAGCTGCGGCCGCTGATGCCATGATGCAGATACTCTACCTCTAGTTGAGGGGTAGCTTCTGCTGTTTTCTCGCCCTTAACAATGAGTGTACCATTGTTGAATTCAACATCAATATCCGCTTGTGCAAAGCCAGCTACTGCCACACGAATCTCGTAAGTTTCGTCGCCAGTGCGAACAATGTCGTAAGGTGGATAGTTTGTTGAAGCTGCCGAATCAATTTGGCTTACGATACGATCGAACAATCGATCGATTCCAATTGAATTGCGGTAGAAGGGGGTGAGGTCTAGAGTTGTGAGTTTAGTCATTTTGATCTCCTATTAAGCAAGTTTGACTATATGTTGCAGCCCGACATCGGCACTGCAAGTATATTTATAACATAGAACAATCATTAACACAATAGATAATGGTTAACGATTGTTAAGGTCTCGTACGATTCGGTAACGTTGCCAAGCAGTTTCTGGCCAAGTCAACTGAAAATAGGTATAGACTGCATCATCTTCAAAGCACACTCGGTACTTGAACTTGATGGTCTTGGTTGTGTATTTGATATTGTTGTGTTGTTCGGCCCATTCAACCAGCTCTCGGGTAATAAGTTGATGAATATATCCAGTTCCCGCAAAAGATGATCCTTGCGGCAGGTCGAACTCGATATACATCAGTACATTTTTTTAGGAAGCTGTTGACTACGCAAGTACTTTTTCCAACGTGATTTGGCCTGGGCAGCTTTGACCTTGCGACGTGTGGTGGGTTTGATGTAGGTTTCGCGTTCGCGCAATTCTATCAGCAATCCAGACTCAGCAATTTTCTTCTTGAACTTTCTGAGTGCTTGTTCAACTTTGTCATCCTGTACGTATACAGTTCTTCCGTTTAATTTCAATCTCAATTCCTTGTTAATGTTGCAGGATTATTTACCTGTTTCTCATCAATATCTACGCATTTAACGGCTGTAGCTTGATATTGCTTGAGATCAAACATGTGCGGCAACAACACACGTTCTAGTTCGCTTTGCAGGGCTCTAGCACCTGTTCCGGATGCAATAGCACGTTCTACAATGGCCAAGATAGCATGGTCGTCAAAGGCTAGATCCACACCGTCTTGCTGAAACAGCCAACGATATTGATCAATCAAGTTGTTTTTTGTTTCGATTAAGATACGCACAAGATCTGCTTTTTCCAACTGCTGTAGTGCAACTACCACGGGGAAACGTCCAACAAATTCTGGAATCAGACCAAACTTGACTAGATCATCTGGGGTCACAGTACCTAGATCTATGGATACATTTTTTGACTGCACTTCTTTGCCAAATCCTATGCCGCCGCCCACAGTGCGTGATTTGATGATCTTGTCCAAGCCCACAAATGCGCCGCCGGCAATGAACAGAATATTGGTAGTATCAATTTCGATCATTTCGCCCGACGGATGTTTACGTCCACCCGACACTGGTACACGACAAGTGGTGCCTTCTACCATTTTTAACAAGGCCTGTTGAACACCTTCGCCTGACACATCTCTGGTGATGCTGGCACTTTCGCTCTTGCGTGATATCTTGTCAATCTCGTCAACATACACAATACCACGTTGTGTTTTTTCCAAGTTGTTGCCGGAGTTGGTATACAGTCTGGCAATAAGTGTTTCCACATCATCGCCCACATATCCAGCTTCGGTAATACTGGTAGCATCAGCAATGGCAAACGGCACGTCCAGGTACTTGGCAATGGTCTTGGCCAGCATGGTCTTGCCGCAGCCGGAAGGCCCAACCATGAGAATATTGGCCTTGTTGATTTCAATGTCTTTGTCTTGGTTTGATATGCGTTTGTAGTGATTCACAATGGCTACTGCCAGAGTCATTTTGGCCTGTAGTTGCCCTACTACATATTGATCCAAGTACTCTTTTAGCTTCTTGGGATCTTGTCCATCGATTAACTGCTGTTTTACAGCATCCGCGGCATCGTCGTTTTTCAACAAGTCTTGACACAAGTCAACGCACTCGTTGCAGATTGCCACACTATCACTGACTATTAACTTTTTGACTTCTTCTTTTTTCTTACCACAAAAACTACAGACATTCTTCAGTGCATCTGACATCTATTGACCTTTTGGTGTTAGTTTTGTTTCAATTTGTTGTTGTTCAGCTGGGCTGAGTAATTCGGGGTCGTATTGGCCTGATACTAACTTGTCCATAAGATATTCTATATAGGCACTATTATAAGCATAACTGTCTGAAAGACTTTTGTCAACTTCTATCCACTTGATTCCGTTGTATTTGAACAATTTGCTAGGTATATATCCTGTGTGTAGGAACTGATAACCTTTTACAGGATTGTCAGGCAGTATCTGACCAAACGGTACTGATTCAGTTTCGGGTAGATAGTTTTCCCAAGGCAAATGATCTATTTGTCCTTGTGCCAACAGTTGTCGTTGTTCTTTTAGAGTTTTGTCAGGATTGTCGGCTTTCCATTTACGTTTGGCTTCTTTGACCGCAGCAGTTTCTTCAGGGTACTCTCCTACTTCTTCTTCCGGAACTGTCTCAGTTTTTTTTTGATTCAAATTATCGAGTGCTTCAAGTCGAGCTTGTCTTCTACGTCGCACACGGTTTCTCGGTCGCTTGGGCACAGGCTCATAACGAGCACGGGGCAGATCTTGTGGTGTGGGCAGTACGGGTGGGGGCAGTACGGGTGGGGGCGGCATAACACCGCGTATCCAAGAACGGCTTTCGGTAGCAGCCAACAACATCATTACTGCCAACGGGTCAAATACGGCAACAATAAGGATAATGACCCAGCGCACAGCTTTTTCCAATATGGTTTGATCTGTAGTGTCGTATATGAGTTCAGCAATGTACTTGATAGGGCCTACTTCAACTTCTAGCTTGCGAAACTCTGCCTGTAACTCATACTTGGTTCGGGTAAGTTTTTCAATTTCTAAGTTGGCTACGTTGATACGTTGTTGTTGTTCGTTAACCAGTGTTTCAACTGATGCAGTATCACCTTTGCCCAACTGGTTGCGTAAGCGATCAATCAGACGATTCGATTCGGCCACTTGCGTTTCTACAGTGCGACGCACACGAGCAATTTCTTCTCTAGCAGCTCGTATAGTGGGATTGTTATTGGCTTGTTCTAGTTTCTCCACAGCCGCTGCACGTTCGCGAGCTCTGACAGCTTGCCAGTTTCTTACAGCAGCCGCAGTGCCAGGACCCCAGTTGCCATCCACTGCTGTGCCTACCAAGGCCTGTGCTTTGTCGATTTCTTTAGCATCAATAAAAGTCTGTAGCTGTGCTGACTGTTGATCTATCTTGGCAATCTGATCTTGATAAATCTTTGTCTGTGCATCAATGATCTTGTTCTGTTCATCAATGGCCGGCTGTACACGAGCCAGAGCAGCATCAATACGGTCTTGTTCTGTACGGATTTGACTATTGACGTTGGCATCAGCACCAGTACCAGTTGTTTCTAGTGTCTTGGCGCGAGCTTCGGCTTTTTCAACTATATCTGTTTGGCGTTTGAGTTCTACTTCGATGCGTTGTAGCTGTGCGGCATTTTCTTGTCCTTGACCCACTTGTTCGATATGGGCCTTGCTGAGGAATCCAAAGATTCCCATGGAGGTAATAAACATCAGAATAGCTACACTAGGCACCAAGTATAATCGCATGGCCCATTTGACACGACTCCAATATTCGTGTAGCCATACCGTGATCACCAACTTGGCCACTTCCAGGATTGATCCCATGATCACAACAGGAATCACACTTGCGGCAAAAATCGCTGTCAATCCAACGATGGAATAAAAGGCAGCCACTGCACTGAGACAAAGGGCTACCGCAAGCATGAGATAAGTTAAGAGCATAGTTGATTATTTACCGACGGGAGTGCTTGAGATCACTGGACACTTCAATGCTGTACTTGACAGAAATCCAAGTGGCAAAGGAGGGATCCGGCACTTCAAACCAAATTTTATGCGGCATGTGTTGATGTATCCATTGTTGGATCGTTCGGTTAAAATTTTGTGTTTTTTTAAATCGTTTCAGTATATTACGCTGTGTGCGCCAACTGGTTCCGTACAACTTTCTGCATTCGTTTACTATTGAATACCATTGTTCTCGTGTATGAATCCGGAACCAAAAACGGTGTAGTGACTGGGACGTTACTTTAAGTGGTTCCATTGACATCGACATATAATAAGAGGTCTCCATTTAGACGCAAAGCTTCTTGCTTTAACTGTGACTGTTCCAATTTGGCCTACACTTATTTGGAGAGGCTGAATCAACCGCATCTCGTAAGTTTTGTCTGGATCCCAAGCAGTCGGATTCCAAACTGGCCAGTTCCACACCTAGCAAACTCGCACCCGTACAGCCACGGCTAATTCCGGATTCGCCTGTACGTGAATTTACTATGATTGCGCCCTGTCACTACTCTTGTAGTATAACACAAAAAAGCCACCTTGCGGTGGCTTTTGGTTAAGTTGTTTTCTTTTTAGGCTTGGCTATTTTTTTAGCTGGTGCTTTCTTTGCTACTTTCTTCACTTCTTTCTTTTTCTTTAACCTAATATAATCAAATATTACCCAAAAAACTATTTGTGGAACATACCAAATCATCTCAAGAATACTTTTGGTTGCACCCCAGAAAGTTCGTTTAGTATGTTCCATAGTTGGATATCTGCCATCGTTCATCCTTCAACTCCGAAATGTCGTTTAATATATCTAGCCTTATAATCATTTTTCAGCATGCCGAAAGTTTTTCCATTATCTGTACTAACCATTATAGTATCAGTACCGTGTAACATATATTTTTTAAGTGGAAGTTTAATTCCATTTTTATAACAGTACGCTACCATCCAATGATTAATTTGCGTCATTCTTCAACTCCAAAATATTTTAATATTAAATAGTATATGCCACAAACAAATAATGCACTACCGACACCAGTAACAATAGCGATAAAAAGATATAACAACAAATTTTCTATACTCATTCTTCAAGTCCAAAATGTCTATTTAATAAATTATCAACATCAACTGCCATATCTCCCGACCCGTCATTGAAGATCCATCGCAATTCGGCGTCCCAGTCTCGTGTGCGGTCGTTGATATAATTGGCACATTCCCGCACAATCGACTGGGCGAATTTTTCCAAATCAATCGTGTGCAGTGCATAAGGATGTTCTTCGGTTTCTTCTGCAAGTCGTTTAATTCGTTCGTTCATTCTTTATACTCCGCATCCGCATTGACCGTCTGACATACCTTTATCGTATCCTTGTTCGTATGCTTCTTTCCAAATTAACTCGGCGAGTCTTTCTATCCATTCCGGTGGGTCGCACAAATTGCCGAAGGTTTCGTTCATTAGTTCTTTCAGTTCTGCGTTCATTTGCGGGACTCTATAATAATAGTCTGTATACGCTTGACAATGGATCCCTGAAGTGTGCCATCATCAGGAGCATAACTCTTATCCAAATGCGCCAGAGCGTATTGAAGGATATAGCGAATCTCTCGATCGCTAAAATTCTCTAACATCTTTTCGGTTCGTTTGTTCATTCCGAAACACCGTATTCACGTTTAAGATCATCTAGTGCAGTGCGCACACGTTCAGCCATGGGACGATACTTAACAGGATGGATAGGATTATAATGCCAGTCCATACCAGCCCAGATTCTATCACCAGTTAGCAGCCGATCCATATCCGCAAGCAGTTGGAATCTAGGATCGGCCCACATACGTTCAACTTGTTCGTTCATTCTTTCTCTCCTGTGAGAGCGTCACGGAAGCGTTCAAAGCGTGGGAACCGTAAGCTATACGTTCCATCTTGGTTTTGCGTTACCGCATCAGCTTTGACTTCAACCACTCGACCAAGTAACTGATCACGATTTGCCCAGAAACTATCGCGGTCACTATCAGTGAGCCCACTGCCAACATTAACAGTAATATGTCTATCATTGTCTACTCCTTCACAAACGATTGCACCCAAACGGCCTTTATTCTTACCAGTTCCTGCTTCGAATCCCACAATGTTTAGATCCACTGTGATCACTGGCTTCCATTTCATCCACGAACTATTGCGTCTGCACTCGTAAGGTGCATCCATAGACTTGATCATGATGCCTTCAAACCCATCAGCCACAGCATCTTCTGCATAGCGACGCATGACGTCATGTCCCTCGGCAGTATCTAAATCAACTTCAATACCGGGAGTGATCTGTACGTCTGGTGCTTGAGTTGAATCATCAACTCGATTAAACATCCGGTGCAGAGTTTCAATGCGTCTATATTGTTGTGCATTATGATGCCCTTCAAAAAATGCAGCCTTGGGCATGACATCAAATACAAAGTACTTGCTGTCGCTAGCATTGACATTGGTTTTGCGTTGTGCCTGCTTCATCAAGGCTTGAAAGCTTTCACCTATGATCTCGCCATCCAACACAAAGTCCATATACTGTCCAAATGCCGCAATACTGAGTTCACGTGCAATAGAGCCCAACTGTTCTTCAATGTGCGGAAAGTTGGCAAACGGCTTGCCATTGCGGCTGAACAAGTTAACGCCGCCTTCTTTGTAACAAATGGCAATCACACGCACACCATCCAGCTTGACTTCCAAGCGTTTAGTGCCTTTCAGCTTGGCCGGATGATCATTGCTGTCTTGTGCCAGCTGGCAAGTAAAAGTAGGGATCACCCAGTCTGTGTTTTTCAACACCTTGTTGAGTGTCTTGTCTGAAATACCACAGCGTAGGTCTTTGATCAAGACTCTGCGGCACAGGTTGTTCCACTCTAGTGAATCAAACTGTAGGCTGAGGTCTGCTATGGCGTCTCTAGCACGATGTCCTGTGATGCTACGAGTACGCAAGGCCTCTAGTAGGGCCCAAAACTGCACCCACGGGTTGGGCTGATTCTCAAGACCGTGGGTCTCAGGAACCTGCCGTACGTTATAAACAAAAAAGGGATTGTAAGCCAGGTAGCAGTTGTAAAGGAAACATTGTGCATTGGCACTGCCTAACCGAGCTGCCACCAATGCCTTTTCAATCACCGATTCCTTGTGTAAACGGCTATCGCTTGACTCTAAATCTCGGATCCAATCAGCTGCCAATCGTAGTCCATTAAATTTTTCATCGTCTGTAAGGATGTTTGACATGTTATTTAAGTCCAAATGTTTAATATAATGTATTATACACAAGACCGTGTTTTTGGTCAATAAATACTGTATGACTCATTATTCTTACGCAGATTACACACCTGTATCAGACACCTTTTTTGCTGGAGCCAGTGCCAGTTATGCTCCACATGCCATCGATACTGCTGGAATGGGCACAAACGATCGTCGCCAAACTTGGGCAATGACCTTTCGGGTTGGTTCAGATTGGGTCACAGAACCCACACGCATGTATCAAGGTTGTTTTCGCATGTACCAGGCTTTTGATCAATCAGGCGCATTGGTTTATTTAAACCAAGGTGCTTGGCAACACATGGGTAAAATAAACTTTGGATATACATCAGATTACTTCTTGGGTATACAGTTTACGCCTGAAGAGTTTGCGCCCTATCGCAATCGCTGGCTGGGCTTGGTATCTGCCACCAGCGACAACCGAGCTGACTTTGAGCAATGGTATTCTGGGGACAGAATTAAAAATAACTACTTTGTGCGTAATGTCTTGGTGGATTTAGAAACAAAACAAATTATAAAAAAATCTGATCGCAGTGCTCATGCTGTAAAAGATTCTATTGATTTTACCCGACCTTGGCAAGTGGCCAACAACACACAAACGGCTGGCGCAGGTGAATACTACAATTCTAACTTTTTACTGCTGGGTGCAAGAAATCGCAATGAAGAGATCGACAACATAAAATTCACTGCTGGCCAAAATCAATATCAGTGTTTAAGTACTTGGTGTGCCATGGGTTCCGCATTGGATCCCTTGCACCACTGGTCATCTTTGACTGGAACTGATCTAGCACACACTGTTGAATCAGTCCGAGCGTGGCAGATACATCAATTTCCTGATACTGGACGTTGGGTAGATGACACTTACTTTGGTAGTACCAGATATGTTCCGCTTTTGAAAGAATCATCCACTACTAGATGGCCCTCTGATTTGGGATGGACCATTTTTAGTAGGAAAAGATCAGATCTAGCCCGGAACGTTTATCAAACTTACTAAAACAATTCAATCAAGGACATGGTGGCTACAAATGCCATCAAGCCTAGGAATGTGCCGATGGTAGCTGCCACCACTACTCCTACAAATTTCCTAATAGAAGTTTTCATTATTGAGTCTCCATGACTTTTTCATAGTGTGGATCAAGTGATCCAGAATAGCTGCCGGACATTTTGACGGACTTGGGTATTTTCTTGCACTGGCAAAACCAACCTGAGAACGAATCGTAGTAGCCTTCGAAACGAAACGGCTTCAGTTCGGTCTTGCAGTGCGGGCATACTGGCTTCATTTTATCTCCGATTGGGCAAGTATTCAAACAGGACAAACTTGGCACGATTCAACAACTGACGCTGATCTTCCAAAAGGTTAGCCAGTGTATCGCCATCATACGGGCCATAGCTGACCATTTCTTGTGCGTCACTCAACATACTGGCCGCAACCATTGCTGGCCCTGAGAACTTGAAAGTTGAGCTGGACTCTACTGCTTCACGCATGCCTGCTTCAGTCACGCCAAACATACGAACTTCGCGTTTTTCTTGTTCTGTTAATGCTGAGTAAGTTGCTGTAGTCATTTTCTGCTCCTGTTTGTTTACTGTACATACATTATAGCAAATGGTAGATTTCTGGTCTACCGTTTTTTGGTTGTTGCCAAAATACAACAGTTAAATCGGGTGGCGATGTAACAGGCCTACAACATAAATCAACAGCAATCCTGCATTGATCACTATCAGGCTGGCTTCTCGAATACGGACGGCCCATGTCAGGTACAAGACGGACCCCACATTTAAAAGATAGATGTTGATGGGATCCATCTGCAGGCTGGTAGTTAGTGCACCGCCCAGGGTGACAAGGCAGGCAGTCCATTTTAGAATGGTGTTGAGCATCTGTGTCCTAACTGTTGCAGGTTGCAAAAGGACTGAGGTTTTCTTCGGGGAAAATCCAGCCTTGCTCGATTAGTGCTTCGCGTTGAGCAGGATCAGCCCGCATTTGGGCCACAGTGGCGTCCAGCTGTTCTAGCTCACGAGCCAGTGTGCAACGACCCTCGCCATACATACGAGTACGGAAGCCAAATACTGACTTGCTGTAATCGCTGAGGATTTCTGCTAAGTCGCTGTCGCTGTAGTTGCTGTTGAACCAATCCATTTATTACTCCTGTTTGTTTACTGTAAAAACAGTATAGCATTTTGGGTATTTCTGGTCAACCAAAATAGTGTTGCGTTAAAACAACATCCAATATAAAGCCAGCGGTATTGCCAGGGCCATAGAGATTATCAGTTTAAAAACAGTCCAAAGAAAGCTGACAAAAGTCACTATTCCCCAGTGCGGGAAGAATAAAAATCCTATTAGGATCCATAAAAATATGGCAGAAAACACTATGTAAAGTGCATATGGCGGAGGAGCAGTATCGCTGTAACCGCCTCCAAACCCACCGCCTCCGACGGAGTAGCCGCCTGAAGATTGTTGTGATAGAATACGGTTTTGTTCTTCGAGTTTTTCGTTGGTTATGCAAGCCGGGCAAGTCAGTGACCAGCCTTGGATCATAACAGTACCACAACGGTTACAATTCCGTTTGTGATCCACGTAGTTGTCACCTGATGCCACAGTTGCTACTCCTATTTGTTTAGCGTAAAAATATTATACTAAATGGTGTATTTCTGGTCAACCTATACTGCGGTTGCAGGTATTTGAGTATCAGATCCAATGCCAGCGTTGTCAAAAACTTTGATATTTCTGCCTTCTCTAAAGCTGGCAATGATGGCTTGACCGTATTGATTACTGGTATCAGCAATGGCGGTGAAGAAATCATTTTGACCTTTGGGTGCTACATCTGTTCCGATATCGTGCAAACTGCTACTCAGGCTCATGACGCTGCTTCTGGAATTGGCAGCTAGGTCACTGAAGGTCACCTGTGCCAGGACCAAGTTGTTTGTTTCTGCACTCAGTTGCTGTGCCATTGTGGTAAAGCTGGTGTTTAGGGAACTGACATTGCTGACGTTATTGGCGGCCACGTTGGCAATGAGATTGGCAGCAGCCGGTATTAGACCAGTACTGAAAGCAGCATCCAAGTTGCCATATGTACCTTCTCCCGGCAAGCCGGAAGGAATAGTGATGGTGATTTCAATAGGGCTGGGACTGATTACAGTGGTGTAATCACCGTCTAATGTGTCCTGCATTACAGTATAAACACCGTAGGTAGAATCGGTTAGGGTGTACAGAGCATTAGCCGATTGCATGGAGTTTATGGTACTGGTGACCGAAGTAAATTCAGCTGTGTAGGGTACGCCAGCAGTGGCACCCATGAAATCAAACAAGGTTAATGTACCGTTGGGTCCAGTGCCTGTGGCCAGAGTGCTGTTGATGTTTGAAGCAACGCCAGGAGGAACAGGTTTTGTTAACGCAGTAATATCTCCCAGGCCTGAGTTGGTTTCGGTTGCTGTCACTGTTCTGGCCAAAACCGGCAAGGTCAGTTGAAAAATGTTTTTGACCTGTTGCAAACTGTTGGCAATGGCCTGCGCAGCTAGAGCCTGGTCTGATGGAATAATTTTAGACAAACCAACATAGGCTGGACTGGTACCATACACTGACAATAGATTACTGTTGATAGTGTTGGCAGAAACATATACATTGCTCAACACTGTAGCAGTGGGAGTAACATCAGTGCCAGTGGGTGTTAGATTGGTTAGACCTAAATAACTATTGGGCAAGCTTTTTACTGGATTCAACAGGTCGGCCATTGTAGACAAGTTTTCGGTGGTTACACTCAACAGCAGCTTGACCTGATCTAGTAGGTCGCCTGTAACTTGGGTCATGACTTGATAAATCAACAGGTCCACTGATCCAGCCACTTCTGTTCCGCGTTGTATGGAACTAAGGTCATCTATGGTAACTCCAGTATTGATTAACTGTTGTGTCAACTCTGGCATGATACCGCCGGCCTGCGACATTTGATACAACAGCACCCAAGGATATCCAAACACTGGTAACTTGTTCAAAGCCCAAGCAGTTCCCAACTTGGTTAGATCAGCTCCGAACGCTGGCAGATTACGATTGATGTCGCTGATACCACCTGTGGTTATGCTGTTCATGCTGGTAAAGGTCGTATCCAGCACTGCGGAATTTTTTACACTGTTAATAATGGGATTGTTTTGCGCAATATAGCCTTGACACTGGCCGTACACCTGAGCAAACTTTCCCAGGTCTCCGTTGCCCAAGATTAGATTTGCTTGTGTGCTCACCAGGCCTGAGAACCCTGCGGCACTGTTGCCAATGGGCAAGGTGTTGGCATAAGCAGCAGGCACTGCATCAGTAATGGCAGGCAAAGTATTAGCAGCTAGGCTTTGTAACGAACTAAAAGTACTGGTAGTAATTTGATCATTGCCTACGCCCACATTAGCAAATGCAGTAGACAGTATGCTGAGGTAGCTGCTGACCGCAGTGGTACTGGTATAAGCATTAATGGCCACTGTTAGATTGCCGCTGATTGCAAGACCTTGATTTTGTAGTAGGCCGTCAGTGGCAATTAACATTACTGAACTATAGGGACCTTGACTCATTTATTATCCAATAGAGACACTTTCGCTGCCTTGAATTATTTGTGTGCATTCGCTCATGCGATCGCCCACAGTGGCAATGGGCTTTCCATTTACAAAAACAGAACTGCTGCGAGCTATAATTTTACTCACATGCGGTACACACTTGTTGCCCTGTGGTTTTTGATGCACTGTGCTGGAATCACCGTCACGGGCTACAGGACGCCCGTCAACAAAAACATCCGGGGATCCGGTAGAAATTGTGTATCCACTGCAATGTACAGCTCCGGCATCACCTTGTCTTGCTACTGCTGGCATAGTATTTCTCTCGTAAGTTGTATATTTATCGAGAGAAATATAGGTGTATTATGTATTGGCCAACTGTGCAAGATACTGTACAGTAGCAGGTGTTTGCACACCAGTTACTTGCAGTGTTACTCTGGGATGGTGGCTGGCATTGGCTGTGGCATGTGGAAGATTTTGCCAATCAAATGTGGTCACTTCGCCAGCACGCCAACGGCTATGGCAGTAGTTGCCATAACTCCAAAACTGTCCAGATTCCCAATCAGTCAGCTGTATTTGCACACGCAGCACACTGTTGGGATTGTCGGGATTCCACTTTTCCAACTTGTCTAGGTGCAAGTTCCAAACTTGACCAGGCATTTGCACGTGAATACGAGCCATGGAATCTTCTAAGGCAAAGCGGTCAGCAATCTCTTGCAACACAGGAGGAATTGCCCAGTTTAGATTGGTGATGACATAATCTGCTCCGTATCCTTCGCGTTCTAGGTCATAATCTTCTGCAGCCAGTTCTTCCTCGGGTCGTATTTTACCCGCAGCACCACGTGTGCGCCAGGTAGCAGATCTCGAGTTGGCCACAATGTCTGCCAACTCTGAATCCCAACATGGCTGGATAAATCCCAGACGCACAACACGATCTTGATCAGGATCAAAACGACGATTATCAAAATGATATTGACTGCGTTTTTTAGTTTCGTCCCATGAGCTCATCATACCACAGTTACCTCAATGTCTGATTTTTTGTAACTTTGATAATATTCCATAGGTGGTGGTTCAATGCCCAAGGTCCTTGCCAAAGTCAGGTTGTCTCCAATGTAATAACTGCCTTTCCACGCTGCCATAATATCTCTATTTTGATCTGCAATGATTCGAGCCATGTGTCGAAGATCCACATAGTACTGTTCATATTTAGGGTAAGTGATATTGAAATGACCGCACTTGACCCACCAGCCCAGACAGGCATCGTCACAGCGATGTACCAGAATAACTGGTGAATCAGGCCAGTGTTTTTTTAGAAAATCAATGTGGTGTGCAAAAACATGACTCTTGACAATACGCACACCTTCTCCCGAGAATGGACGATCAAATTCTGCTTCACATTCTTCTTTGCTGTAGTCAGATAATCTATCAAAAAATCCACCAAACTCCATACCAGGATCAAAGTATGCACCCAAGTGCATGAGTTGTGGTTCTCCCCATGCACTATGCCAATACTCACGTGCCGCACTAGCATCACTGCGGTCAATACTGGAACTGAAGTAAATGTTCTTTGCTACGCTGGACCATTTACTTCCTGGGGCACCTGCCATAAAGATATATTTCATTTTTTTCCTATTAGGTCAACTTGATCAGCCAGTGGCATCCAAATACTACGCAAGTGTTCAATATGCTGATCAAATCCAGCAGGTGTCATTTCTGCAGGTACAGCAATAATTAAATTGTCTTCGTAGTATTTTTTCACTGCTGGAGTGTACATAGCAGCAGTGAATGCCCGGCGATACCATTCTACAATCTCTGCTGGTGCGTTTGGAGGCAGTACCAGTGACCATGCTGCATAGATATCAATGTAACTTCCGCCTACTTTGATTGGTTCTGCTTCAGGTAATTTGGCTAATTTTTGATCGCCTGTGATACCAATCACTTTGACTTTGCCGGCCTGCACCAAAGGTAGTGCAATGCTGATGGGCATGATTCCAAACTCTATACCGGCATCGCTAGCAGTGGCTGAAACTGCTTGTAATGGGCCTTGATATTGTACAAATTTAACAAGATCTTTGTTGCCTTGTGCTTTCCACATGAAATATTCAAATGTCATACGATGTGCACCTGATCCCACTGCAAAAGTAACTGGTTTGTTGGTATTTTTAACCAGCTCTGCTAGTTCAGCAGCCGTGTTGATTTTGCTCTTGGGGTTGGCCACAATAGTCAAAGGACTTTTGCCCATGCCCATTACACTGGAAAAACTGTTGTATTTGAATTTCTTGATATCTTTTTGCCAAATATCATTGGTGATGTAAGTGCCAACATAACTGGGAACACTAATAGTGTAACCATCAGGTTTGGCTTCATACAAATAATTACTGGCGATCACACTGTCAGCACCAGGTTTGAGTTCTATTAAAAAATTGGCATTGGGATTGGCCTTGGTTACTTCGGCTGCTAACACTCTAAATCCTACTTCATTGCCAGATCCCGGCTGAAAACCAATAACAACACTAACAGGTTTAGTGGGTTCCCATGCCGCAGATGTCAGAGGCATAACCGATATTGCTGCCAATAACAGGGCAGAGATAAAACGTTTCATTTTTTGTTTCCTTGTGAAAAATATGATATATAACTTGATAATAAAACAAGTGCATAAATTTTTATGCTTTTGTAATTTTATTTATCTTTTTAGAGAAAATTTTTATGAATAGCAAAATTTTTAATCACATTTTAGAAAAAATGAAAGATACCTTTCATTTAGCCAAATATGACGAAATTCGTGTAGCGTTTAGTGGCAAGACAAAATTAGACGATTTGCCGTGGACTCCGGCACGTAAATTGAAATTTCAACAAGATTTGGAATCTACGTTTGGTGTACCTGTTGAATTAGAAGGCACCCTAGCACAACTGGTAGAACGCACAGATGTTCGTTACTTGATGTGGTTTTTTGGAGAAATTTGGAAACCCAGAACTGAAAGATATCATTGGACTGGATATCGTATTGCCGAAGAAATTTGTCGTGCAAATCCACGCAAAGTATTAGACATAGGTTGCGGATACAATCCATTCAAAGGGCGTATTCCAAATTTGATTGGTATTGATCCTTACAACAACTGTGCCGACTTCCAAGTTGACATCATGGACTATCATGTGGAACCAGCCAGCTTTGATCATGTGATTGCGTTGGGATCCATCAACTTCAACAGTCGAGAGGACATCGAAGAACGCTTTAGTGCCACTGTAAATCTGTTGGCACCGGGTGGTCATTTATGGATGCGTTGTAACCCTGGACATAGTCACAAAAATGGACCATGGGTTGATATATTTCCATGGTCCTTTGATGTTGCTTATGAGTTGGCTAAAAAATACAACCTAACTCTAGAAACGCTTAAACAGGATCAAGACAGATTGTTTTTCCTGTTTCGGCGCAACGCTTAACCTACCAAGATCTTCTTTTCCGGCGGTACTACTACGCCGGTTGTTACTTCAATATACTTGGTTTTGATATCATCCTTGGCGTCAGCAATCATGGAAACGGCTGCGCCATACAGCACAATTTCCTTGTCCAAGTTGCCACTGAACATGCTGGGCATCATTTGCAGGCCTTGTTGAGTTGGTGCCATGCTGACGGGTTGTTTCAAAATAAACATGCCATCGGTTACTTCTACAATCTTGGCAATCAGCTCTTCGCCACTGTTTAATTTAAAAACCAATATTTCGTCTTTTTCGATCTTCATCGTTATCCTTTAAGTTGTGTCCAAAAGTTCTCAGGTTGTGCTACTAAACCCTGATAGCCACCTTGCAATAGTGTGTCGCCGTTGAAAATTTGTGGCACGCTACGCAAACCTTGGTCTACTAAAAAGCCACGTGCATCCGGCTGTTCTTCAAGATTAATGGTTTGGTATGCTACGCCGCGGCTTTCCAACAGTGTTTTTGCACGATCGCAATAGGGGCAATTATTTTTTGTGTATACTGTTAACATATCAATTTCCTAGTTTAGATTATAGCAGTTTCAATCAGGTGTGTCAAGTGTTTTGCAGTTGCAGGACTAACTGTCCATCCCAAATGTCCATGCCCAGTATGATAGAACACCCGCGAGTCTGTTTGACTTTGGCGCACTATGGGCATCATGTTGGGAGTCATGGGACGTAGACAGGCCCAAGATTGATAATCATGTGTGTTGATTTGTGGTAAATTTTCATGCACCCAATTCAACAGGGGTTGGATCCTGTCCTTGCGTATGTCATAGTTTTCACCGGTGAGTTCAGCAGTGCCAGCCACACGCAGTCTGTTGCCCAAGGGAGAAGCTACTATTTTGGCTTGATCATCCAACAAACTGGTCTTGGGTAACAGTCTAGGATCAACATTGTTGATGGTAATGCTGTAGCCTTTGACAGGATAGATAGGCAACGAATCGCTAATGCTACGAGCCAACTCAACTGACCCAACTCCGGCCGACACTACCACTGCGTCATACTGTATTGACAGAGATTCCAAGCTGTCTAGTCGGGAATCATAATGAAATTCAACCGCGTACTTATCTTTCAACACACGGCACAGTTCGTGACAGAATTTATGCATGTCGCCAACCCAATCACCGGCAGTCCAAGCACCGCCTAAGATACCGCTGGCTAAGAGACGTGGATCTGTGTCAGCAACAGTTTGAGCGTCCATGATACTCCATTCACACCCGTTTGATTCATACAATTCTCGTGCTTGTATGGCTGCGTCAAAGTATTTTTGATCTTTGTAAAAATGCAAAATACCGCACGTGACCTGATCAAAATTTTCAATACCTTCTTCGTTGATTAAGTCTTGATATAACTTGCGCGATTCAAGCCCCAAGCGAATGGTTTCCGCTGTGTTCTTGGCATAGTCACCTCGTAGTGTATGGTAAAGGAACTCGGTCATCCATTTGATTTTGGCCCATTCAAATGTAGGGCGTATCAGTAAAGGTGCATCCTTGCGCAGCATCCATTTGATGCCTTTCTTTACATTGCTCCATGTATTCCAAACTTCGCTGTTTGACACAGACACTTGCGCACCGTTGGCATAACTGGTGCGCATGGCGGCATACCGTTCTTGATCTACAACTGTGACTTTATGGCCCGACTTGGCCAAATAGTAAGCAGCCATAACGCCGCTGATACCTGCTCCTACTACTGCAATTTTCATTTAATAATTTTCCAATACTGAAAGTATTATAAAGATTTGTTTACTACTTCAAATATGATACCATTTTCTGTTTGATATCGCATGAAAAATGCCAACCACTCAGAATCTGTTCCTTTTCCTTGCGCGGCTGTGACTTCGTCTTTCCAAACATACACTCTGTCATTGACAGTACCTGTGCCTTCGACTACTACAAGATCCCCGCGAGCAATGGCTCGATCTCTCAAATCAAACTGCCGTAATTCGGCAGCACGAAACTGAGCTTGTTCGACCATAGACAAAGTTTCTATCCATTTATGTAGTGGTATAGCTGGTTGGCCATCTTGAGTCTTGTAGACAAATTCTTGTGCAACTGGCATGATTATAGATTTGGTAGTTGTTCGTAATCAAGCTCGTCGCTCATGACACCAATTACATAGTTTGTTGATTCAGTTTCCTGCAGAGCCGACTGCTTCTTGTGTATGTCAGTGTGCTTGTTGAACCACGGAATTGGCGTTGAGCGAGGTGCTGTACCTTGGTATTTGATACCTATCTGTTTGAGTGCATCCACTGCTGTGTAGTCTACAAAGTCCATTAAAATGTTGGCATTGAGTCCAATCACAGGACCTTTCTTAAACAGGTACACAGCCCAATCTTTTTCTTCACGGATAACATCTTTGTAGATCTCGTAAACTTCAGCTTCGCATTCAGCTTTGGCTTGTGCAAAGCGTGGATCTTCTTTGACCACTTGATTGATCAGGAAAGCTGTCCAACCTTTGTGTAACAGTTCGTCTTGTAGAATCAAACTGATGATGTTGCCGTTGCCAATGAAGATACGATTTTCGACCATGGCCAAACTTGTAGCAAAGCTGACCATAAAGCGGAATGCTTCTAAGGCATAGCTAGCATGTAGTGCTAGCCAAATGGCTTTGATATGACCATCTTCTTGTACATACAAGTCTGCTTCTTTACAGCAATTGAGCTTATGCAATGCATCGTAGTATTTGCCTACGCTACTGGCCATACCAACAATCTCTTCAGTATCGTGAATTGTGTTGAACACATCCTTAGGCACGTTGTAAATGTTGCGAATGATATGACTGTAGCTACGACTGTGAATATTGGTTTCAAAGAAGCTCCAGTTATACATTAGTGCTTCCAGTTCAGGCAAACTTACACATGGTGTAAACACTTGCGCAGGACCTCGTCCTTGTAAACTATCTAGTGCTGTTTGTCGCAACAAATTACTGGTGAAGATATGCTTGACAGCATCACTGGCGTCCTTGAAGTCGCCGGCGTCCTTGGTAAGACTGATCTCTTCTGGTACCCAATAAAAACCACGTGCTGTAGTTTCAAAGTTGGCAACCTTGTTGTACTTGACTTCTTCAAAGCGTTGGATAGTAACCGGGCCTGCTGGATCCAGAAACATCTTGCGATTTAAGTAATCTGTTTTTGTTTTCAAATTGTATTGTGCTTTGCTCATATTTTATCTTCTTTAATCAATTCGTGTTCGTTCCATACGTTTCTATTATGTACTGCACTTTCTTTTAACAATCTCCATGTTTTTTCTTTAGCTGTTTCAGTCCAAGTAAAGTATAAATTGTTTAAAGGAGGTCGTCCAGTGTGTTTATCGTACAGTGATTTATGCTGATGGTAGGTACATAACCATATTAGTTTGCCGCTGGTTACAGTAACAGGCCACCAGGCAAACTTTTTACTTTCCATAATTGCCCGACGCCAGTACAATCTTGCAAATATGTTCTAGTCGTTCGATATGTTCGTATGCACGCCACGGACTGGTATCAATAGCAACTACTCCGTGTCCTTTGATTCCTATGATATCAAATGGTACATTTCCGTGTCGGTCTATCTGCAATTTTTCTAAAGTCTGATCAGCAAGCTCTTGACTGATAGGAGGCACGTCGCCCACATTGGGTGCAACTCTGGTATAACGATTCAGTTCTGGAAACGCATCGCTGATTCTGCTAAGGTCAATCCCGGCATGCATAGCAGCAATACAGTAAGTGGGATGAACATGAACAACCACACGAACATCGTCTCGATGTTGCCCCATTTCTTTCTGTAGACCAAAGTGCAAGGGTATCTCTCCACTGGGTATGAGTTTCTCACTGATATCAGTATAAGGCAATACAACCCATCCAGTATCTTCGTCAGGGCGTCTTGTTATACCAATCTTCTTAAACTGATCGGGCTGTAAGGTTTGCTTACGCACACCCGACGGTGTAATATAAAAGTGATCACGGTCGTGATGACGAATACTTACATTGCCGTCACGACTAGTAATCCAATTACGCTTGTAAGCGTCTACCATTATGTCACAAATAGTTTCAAGCATTATAGTTTACAGGCCTCGCAATCTTCTTCTTCATAATCTGGCATTACCGGCGACTTTAAATTAGTCCACATTTTTTGTTCGTCAGTCATTCTAGGAGCATCTTCTGCTGCCATCTTGCTACCTTGTTTGTTAATCAAACTATAATAGAATGTTTTCAATCCCCATGCATGTGCCTGCATCAAGTTGCGAGCAATCAAGGTAGTTGGTACTTTACGATCAGCCCAGTGTGCTGGATTATAGAATGTATTTGTTGAAATACTTTGATCAACATAGGCAGCTAGAACTGCTGCTGTCTTTAAGTAACCAACACAGTCAGTCTGTTCCCACATCAATTGATATCGATTCTTTAGTTTCTGGTATTCAGGTACAACTTGTACCAGCGAGCCGGCTTTTGATTCCTTGACAGTGATCAAGCTCATGGGCAACTCGATACCGTTGGTGCTGTTGATAACAACACTACTGGATTCAACAGGGGCAATGGCCATTTGAGTTGCATTGCGTACACCATGTTCTTTCATCTGTGCTCGTAGTGTTTCCCAGTCGAGTTCCGGGGCAAAGTCAGTTAATTCGTTAGCACCTTGTGCCCGTAATTCCCAAGGAAACTTACCTTGTCCGTAGCGTGTACGATCGCTGTGCGCACATGCGCCACGTTCGCGAGCCAATTCAACTGTGGCTTCTGTTAGATAAAAGGCTTGATGTTCCATCCATGATTTGACATCTGCTAGGGCATCAGCATCGCCGTATTTGAGCCCACGCTTGGCATGCCAATAAGCCAAGTTAGTGATTCCAATACCCAAGGGACGGATCTCGTCATTACTGAGTTTACTTTGGATCGACAAGAAGTCCTGATAGTCCAATATGTTATTAAGACTGCGATGTAAGATCCTACAAGCACGACGCATATCTTCGGGATTACGGAACGCACCCCAGTTGATCGAACCCAATGTACATAACGCAATACGACCTTGGTCATCATCAAGACGTTGGAATGGTACGGTAGGCAATAAAATTTCACAGCACAGGTTGCTTTGATAGATTGTGTGATATTCAGGATCAAACGGACCTTGGTTCATTACATTGTCAATAAACACAAGGTAAATGCGTCCTGTATCTGTGCGTTCTTTGAGCAGGCCTGACTTGAATACTTCTTCGGCACTCATTGTTTTCTTGCGTAGATCTTTGCGTTTTTCGTACCGTACATACAGATCTTCAAACTTAGCTGTATCACTGTAGAACGCTTGATGTAGGTCGGGCACTTCATTGGGATCAAAGAAAGTTATGTTTTCTTTGTTTTTAAATCGTTTCCAGAAGAAAGCACTAAGCACAACCCCATAATCCATATGACGGACTCGGGTTTCTTCTGTTCCTTGGTTGTTCTTAAGGACAATAAGATCATCAAACTGGTAATGCCAAATAGGATAAAAAACTGTAGCACTTGCATTACGAATACCTCCTTGACTGCAACTACGTAGGTCACCAAACCATTTCTTCAAGAATGGAATCATGCCTGTGTGCTGAATCTCGCCGCCACGAATAGGTGCGCCAAGTGGACGTAGTCGTCCAATCTCAAGACCAATGCCGGCACGTTTGGCGGCATACTTGGCCATCATTTCTCCTGAAGCAAAGATGCTATCAAGATTGTCATCACTACGAATAAGAACACAACTACTGAACTGTTTAGTTGGAGTTCCCAACCCGGCCAGAACAGGAGTGGCAAGAGTAAAAAGACCGTCAGACGCCGCATTGTAATATTCCTTGATGTATTTCATACGAGCCGAGCCAGGCTCTTCTTTGTGAAAGACTGTTGCTGCCGCAACCATATAACGTACTTGTGGAGTTTCGTAAGTTTCTTTTGTGGTACGATTGCGTACCAGATACTTTTCGATCAGCTGTTCGATTGCAGCATATCCATACTGTTCATCTTTGTCATGATCGATTATATCGTCCATGCGATTCCAGTCATCCTCTGTGTACCAGGTTAGTAGTTCACTGGTATACACACCTGCTGCTACATTCTGGCATACGATTTCATACAAGCGCGGAGGCTCATACGAACCATACACATCTTTGCGCAGCATCGATAAGCGTTGCTTACCTGCCACGTATTGATAGTTGGTTTGTCCTACATCGGGATTGGATTCTACATCAATCAAATCCACAATAGCACGTAGAGTTATTTCATCGATCTCTTTTGTGGTAATACCATCGTAAAAATGCGGTTGGCTTTTGATTTCTATCATCGATTGGCTTACGTCTGCTATGCCACTGCAAACTTTGGTAATTTGCGCTTGCCATTTATCGATGTTTAAAGGCTCACGATTACCGTTTCTTTTTTGAACTTGAATTGTCATTTGTCGCTTATTGTAAAAAACTTGCTAAATCTTTACTGTCGATACGTCGGAGCACAGTGAGAGATGTTGAGTTGATATTTAACACTTCACCAGGAGCCCAATTCAATATATATTTCCCAGAGTCGATCTGGACTAAATTGTCTTGGCCTGTCAAAATGATCTCAAGATCAGTATATAGCTGACGATCCAACAGTAGTAAAGTATACACTATACCTAGGGCTCTTGCAAGATCACAATAGCCGCTATTCACTAATAAATCCCATGGAGTTGGCCATTCAGCAGGGTTGTCCCACGTTACTACTCGATTGACAATGGGTGCGCGAAACCACCAGGTGTTGATCAGTTGTAATTGTGCAGGGAGTTCTACCGCAGAGGCTGCTTGCCGAAGATGATACCAATCAGCAAGTCTTTCTTGATACAGGTGTTTCCACATTAAGCTAGTCGTGCTAAGGAATATGTTATGGTTCCGGATAAACCTGTTGATGTACTTGAATAAAGTACGCTGACTACATCTCCCGATCTTGTTACACTTAGAGTAATACCCGAACTGGCATCTTCGGTGTATTCATCGGCGTAACTCACTGCCGGCGATACAGATCCTGCTGTGACTACTAGCGTTCCAAACCGCACCACAGTGTTTCTTGTGATGGTGTAGGTCATCTCGTAGGCTTTGATAGTGGATGTGTCGGTTGTAAAAATAGGTTGATTGCTTTGATTGTCAGCTAGGGTAAAAATTCTACCATTCTCTCTGGCATAGTGACCCACTTGAATTTGTGTGCCAGTAGTGGTAGCGGAACCTGTAACTTCAACTCTGGGCTCAATCTGTGCATCAACATCGTCACGTTCAAACATGTCGCTGATCGATGCATTGTTGTCGTTGCCAAACAATATCACTGGTGTAACAGGGCTAGATGAATATTGATTACCCACATCGTAAAATACATTATAAGCTGACACATTGAGATCAACATTGTCATATATAATGCCTTCAGAATAAATTTCGTCAAACAAGTTTTGCACAGCACGGAAGCCTGTGGCGCCACCGTTGACAGGAGCACCTGTGCCTAGTGATATGCCTTGGTACAGTGTGACAAATGCACCGTTGCTGACCGTGACAGAGTTGATTTCTTGATCTGTGTTGATACCGTATGTTAAGCCTTGGAAGCGGCACTTGTCAAATGTGATTTGATTACACACCAAACTGACTGTGCTGGCAAAACGCACGCCAGCAATGTTGTCAGCACTGGGAGTAGCAATGATATCAGCAGTGGTCAGCGGACCCACAAAGTTCACACTGTCAAAATAACACTGTGTGGCATCTTCGACTAAGAATACATCTGTGACTTCTACAGTTTCAAATGTCATTGACGAGATTTCAATGTTGGTAGGAGCAGTGGCACCGTTGTTGCCAATGTTGACACCTGTTTGTTGCAGGCTATCACCGTAGCGAGCCACGTATGCGCTCAAGCTGGAAATATCGCTGCTGGTATCTAAATAAATTGTAGTACAGTTTGCACCCTCGCCTACCAGTTTAGCATAGGCAGGAATAATGATAGTTTCTGTTATTTTGTAGGTTCCTGCTGGGAAATACAAAGTACGACGGATCTGTGTGTTGGCTTCCACACAGTATAATTGGAACAAGGCACGATTAATGGCTGCTGTGTCATCTGCGGCGCCATCACCAACAGCACCAAAATCTCTAACATCTGCAAAGTCGTCTAGTTTGGCTTGTACTGTGCGCACCACTGGATTGCTGGTTGTAGGCCCTGTTTGTGCTGCATAGCCAACTGCAATGTCTTTGTAGGTGTAGTTGCTGACTGCTGTAATGTCTGAAAATTCTGTCAGGATCTCAGTATTTCCAATTATTGGAGCACCTTCTTGTAGTGTACCGTTACCAATAAACAATTGGCGTGTATCGACAGCCCAGCCCAATTCAGCGCCGGCCAGCTGCGGCAGGTTTTCTATTAACCCTTTACGGTTGGTAATTCTAGAGATTTGTACAATGGCCATTTACGTATACCTATTTGATCAGGTATTTATGCTGTTAGATAGTACAGCTCAACTCGTTTAGTCCATTCATTGGTCCAGTAGTCAAATTCGTCACCTTCTATGACAAATTCCATATACTGGGGTTTGGAGTATGATTGGTCTTCCAACAGTTTGGGCTGCACAGCCATCAAAATAACACCGGTGTTGATGTCTGTTCCGTGCATTTCGTTATGAGCCTGTGCGTATGCTGCCAACTGTAAGAAGTAATCAGTGATGTATTCCCGCTTCTTGACCTTGTTGCTTTGCTTGAAATCCATGATGGCAGGTTTATCTTTCCATTTACCCACCAAGTCTGTGGTACCGGCATATAACCCACTATAATATACAGGAACTTCTGTGCCCCAGAATTCTGTAGCGTGTTGTAATCCTTGCAGGATGATCTCAGCAGCCATGAACCAACTAGGGTGCGCAAATGGGTTGCCGGGCAAGGGTTTCATTTCGTCCATCATTACATAAGTTTCCAAGTAGGCATGCATGCGTGTGCCACGATTAGCTGCTTCTGTAGTGATTTGCTGCGCACGTTGTTCGCCTACATTCTTACGCCAGTTGGCAAGTGCGTCCCTGGCTTCCTGTGGCTTGGTACGATCCAGGATGGTTGTTACACTGGGTACTTTCTTGCCGTCGGGCAAACAGTAATGTCTTTTGCCATCAACAGTGGTTCTGCTGATGGGCGCATAATCATATCGTTGTGTTATCATTTAGATTGTAAAACTTTCACCGCAGCCGCAACGGGCTGCTTCCTTGGGGTTCTTAAAATCAAAGCCTTCGTTGAGACCTTGACGTGTGTAATCAATTTCCAAGCCGTCCATGTATACTAAATCTCGACCTGTTACCCACACTACTGCACCATCCTGCTCATATCGGAACCAGTCACGAGTCACAGGTTCTTGATCCACATATTCCAACACATAGGCCAAGCCCGAGCATCCTGTAGTTTTTACACCTACTTTAATGCCCACGCCTGCGCCACGCTTGGTAATGTTGCTGACAATCTTCTTTGCTGCTGTTTCAGTTATGGTTATCATGTCGAGTTCTGTAGTCTGCTATTGCGGCTTTGATAGCATCTTCTGCAAGGATGCTGCAATGTATTTTAACCGGCGGGAGCGCAAGTTCTTGAGCAATTTCAGTATTTCTAATTGTCGCTGCTTGGTCAAGAGTTTTCCCTTTGACCCATTCAGTAACCAATGAGCTACTGGCAATGGCCGAACCGCAGCCGTATGTTTTGAATTTTGCATCTGTAATAATGCCGTCTAGAACTTTGATCTGTAGTTTCATTACATCTCCGCAAGCTGGTGCTCCTACCATGCCTGTGGCAACATCTGGATCGTTCTTGTCAAACGATCCCACGTTGCGGGGATTTTCATAATGATCTAAAACTTTGTTTGAATAAGCCATATTGCTTCCTTATCTGTAACACTGACACACGCTATCCCAGTACAAGACTGGTGCTGGATTAGGATCCACATAGGTGTTAGGGGTGTAATATACCGTCGGGGGTGGTTCATAAACAGGTGGCGGAGGTGCATAGTATATTGTAGGTGGTGCGTAGTAAGGTCTTGCACCATATACCAGTGCACCGCCTATGATGGCACCACCTAATGCAGCAGCACCCCAATTCCAGTTATTATTCCAGCCACGGTTATAACCATTGTTGTAAACATTGTTATATCCGCGTCCGTATCCGCCAGCATAGGCTGAGCCAACCATTGCTGCAATTAGTACCAATGTAGCAATAATTGTTATCAAAATCTTTTTCATAATAATCTCTTTGAGTATACTGCTATTTAATATTATACACGAACTCTTTGATGATATCAACTGTTTTGGGACTCATTACCACTTCATAATGGTTGATATACAATTCTTCAAACTGCATTTCGGGTCGATGTCGCATGCTGTTGATGGTTACCACTCCGTCATTTGGCTGCATGATCCACGGACTGTCCCCACGAGTGGTCACAATGTTTAACCAAGGATGTTGTATGCGAATCTTGCTGGCCGATTTCATAGGTGCACTATTAGGACCAATATCACGTAACAGTCTGCTGAACGGTAAAAAATATTTGGCATAATCGGCATTCTCTGCACCGCCGTAAGGAGAACTCAATGTGACTGCACCCAACACGTTTTTTGGAAAAGCATCGGCTAGATGTAGAGCGTATATGCCACCCAGGCTGTGGCACACAAACACAATTTTGTCAACTGTGGCTACAATGCCCTTCATGTCGTTGAGATTATGATCAAAGCCATTCTGGCTATCGTACTCTATGACAATTTCGTCAGGGTGATTGAGGTGGTGCCGAATGTAGTTAAAGCTATCCCCGGTGGCACTGGCACCGTGAATATAAACAAGGTTCACGATTTCTTGAAGAAACCCATTATCTTGGATTGAATGGCTTTGGCAAAATCAGGTTGTGGAAAGTTCCAACCAACAAAAGCACCTAGTAATAACCAGAAAATTGTTTCTAACATTTTAAAGTCCTTTTTTGTTTAGTGCCCGCTTGGCCATTGTGTCAACAGTGGCGCGGGCTTGATCCACAGTCATGTTTGGTGCATCTTCGACTGCACCTTTGAATATGACTTCACGGTCAGTGACATCAGCAATCAATTCATTTAGCGGAGCTTGCTGAGCTAGATTGCGCAGTTGGGAGTCAGTTAAGCTGACACCGATGTTGTTGGCCAATTCAAGAAATGCAGCAATAGATATTTTCTTTTGTGCATCTGTATCTTGAGCACGTGCCAACAAAAACTGGCTTAATGCAGCCAGTTCTGTTGTGCTTTGTGTAGATACATCAAATTCGTCAAGTCGCATTAATTGGTTTTCTTGGCAAAAGGATTTTTCTTTTTGTCAGCAGCAGCCTTCTTCATTGGCTCTTTTTTGTTGCCATCTTTGTCTAAGTCCAAGAAATCAGGCCGGCCTTTTTTGGCAGCTTCTGCAACACGACGCTCACGTCCCAAAGCCTCTGGAGCACCCAACGGTGTTGGCTCTTCTTCGCCTGCAGGAGCAACTTCGGCATCCACGTCTACATCAATGTCAGCAGCAGGTTCAGCATTTAAATCAGCACCCATATCTGCAGCAGGAGCAGCAGGTTCGGCGCCTGGCACAACCGGAGCAGTACCTGTCAATGTTCCTTGTGCGCCCTCTAGTGCTGTCTTACCTTGTTGCACACCGGCCAACAACTGTGTAAGTGCAGCGGCGGCAGCTGATTGATAAGCAGTGGCTTGATCAACGCCCATGTCGTTCTTGATTGAATCTGTCAAGGCTGGTAAGTCTTTAAACTGCATGGCTGAAATCTGTTCCAACATCTTTTGTACCTGATCAACCATGTCTTGTGCAGCTAGTACAACCTGAGCTTGTTGGATTTCGCTTTCGCGCAGTCTACGACGTGCTCTGATTGATTCTTTTTGCATTGCACTGGCAGCAACAGCACCTACTAGCTTTTGTTCGTCTGGGTTTAATGTTTGTCCGGCTTGCGATTTTTTCATTGCAGCTTGAACTTTGGGATCTTTTGAATCTACTGGAATAGCAGCGCCTTGTCCTGGTGCAGCAGGTGCTTGTCCTGGCACGACAGGAGCAACTTCTTTTAGTCGACCTTTCAGTCCAGATTCAAGCATGAGCAGTTTGAGATAAGCTGGATCACGCTCGCTTGAATGTGATGCAGCACTAGCTCTGTGCTCATTGATTAGCCCACGTACACGCAGCAGCATGTGACGTGATTCACGCAGAGTAAGATTGTTGAACGAAACGGTCTGTCCCAATCGTTGTTCCAATACTTGTGCTGCTTTATCTTGTTGTTTGAGTGCGTCTAGTTCGTGCAGTTTCATCGCGGTTGAATCCTTGTATTTGCCAGTATTTAGCCAAATTGACACATTTAGTTAATTGTTTTTCTACTGTGTCTATTGTGGTTTTTTTGGTCGTTAGCTTAAGGTGCGCAACTTCTTTGCGCTCTACGTTACTAATGGTTTTCAGCAAAGACTGTCGTACAGCAATGTCATTGGACATGCGTAGTTTTTCTTTGTCTAAGTTTATCAAACGAAAAGCCAAGTTGATCTGTTGATACTTATCAGCAATACACCAACTGAAAGCAATGCGCAAAGAACTGAAAGTCTTGGGATCGTAACGACGTTTTACAACATCAAATGTTCCGGAGGAATTCTTTGTTATTATATAAGTGTCAAACACATGGTATTGATTGTTGTCGCAGAATATTAAATTATCTTTAATCTGCTCAAAATCTTCTTTTACTAGCTTTTCTAACTGCGTTAAAACAGTATCTTGTTTCATCGGATCACATAGTGCATTAACAGATAACCAATTGCACCTACTAATACACCGATAATAGCTGTGCCCCATTTAATCAGCTGATCGTTGCGTTTGCTGACTACTTCGTCCATCATAGTACGTATATCTGCAACCATGTCATTGACATTACTAATTGTTGCTTCTACTGTTTCTAATTTATTCTCAAGAAAGCGATAGCGTTCTGCACACAATTCTACATGTGCTTCTAAACTTTTCTTTTCAATGTCGGTTGTGTCAACCATAATGTATCCTTAGACAGATTATTTATCGTTTATTTGCCGAACCACATCAAACCAAATGTTGGCACTGGGACCTTGACTGGATAAAAAAGCAGCGGTTTCAACAGCTTCGCCTAAGCCAGTCAGCATAGGAACCCCGTCGCAATCTCCCACTAGATAGCCAACTGGATCAGAATTGTAGGAAATAGATCCAGGGTCAACAACATCAAACTCAAAAGACCAAGTGGCGGTTGCAGAATCATGTACTGGTACAGATATACGCTCAGGCAAAGTACGCAAGCTGATCACTTGATTTACAGTTTCCCAATTACATTCTTGGTTTCTAGCACGTTGCCATTCACTCTGAGTTGTGATTGTTTTTCCAGTCTTGTCTGTAAATGGCATGTTGGATCTGAAAGTGCGATTGCGTATGCCAGTTTCTGTGATGTCAAACCGAGTGGTGCATTTTATCCGTATGGTCATATTGATATCGATACTTGCGACATATCGGCCCGTGTTATTTTGCAGTTTAATGCAATTACTATACGATCTTTCATGCCACGATAGGTTGTGGCAGAATGATTGACCCAGCTGGGGAAAACCACCATCATTCCAGGTTCGCCCTGGAAATCAATACTGGTGTTAGCAGTAGTCCAAGCAGTGCCGGCATCTAGGTACATGCTGTTGTTGGGATTGTAAAATCTATTGACCCCGTTCTTGGGATCCTTGCCCATGTCGCCTGTGTCTAAGTAGTAGATGGCAGACCAAGAACTATTGGGGTGTGCATGCATGTCGTGGTAGCCACCGTCTCTGGTTATATGACACCAGGATTCGTGTATCTCTACATTGACATTTATCCCTGCTGGCCAATACTGTTTGTTGGCTGCGGCAGCAGCTCGAAAGAAACAACCTTTAACCCAATGACTAAATGCCAACACAGCTGGCGATTCTGTGGTTACAAAGTCAAACCCACTTTCGTAAAGTCCGCGCTTGGCATCAGGTGCAACGTTGCTGACGTGTTTTTTGGCTTCAAGATCATAACAGACTCGGACAAGTTCATCTCGATATTGTGTGTGTTCAGGCCATTGAAAATCATACAGCAATACAGGCCATAAGGGAATTGTTTGCATAGTATAGGTATTTAATGGTCAAAAGAAAGCCCCGAAATAAATCCGGGGCTATTTGTGTAACAAAACTGGCTATTAGGCTAGTTTGAAACCTGCGTCAGTAACGTCTGTACCCGACACGTTAACGCCTGTCACTGTACCGTTGCTGGCTGTGATCTGAACGTTGCCCAATGCTTTTAGAGCTGCGTCAAGAGTAGCAGCAGTCCAAGCACCACTTGGGTAGATACCGTAGCTGATCTGACCACTTGAGTCAGCTTCAACTTGATACATAGCGATTGTGGCTGTGCGCTGAATAGCTTGATTGATTTGAACAACAACACCTGGTGTGAAAACACCGGCTGTTACGTTGCCCAACTGGTTGGTAATGTCAACTGCTTGGTTGCTACCGTTCTGAACGATAACTTTGAAGTAGTCTAACTTAGGACCTGCCATCTGCACTAATGCAGCTGACGAGATGTCGCCTGTCTGGGCGCCGTTGTTGATGTCTAATGCAAATACCGGTTGTGCATCGCCATTTGCTGGTGGAAAATATGCCATTTTAAAGCTCCTTGGTTAAGTGGGACAATTTCGTCCCTGCACTTATTTATACCAAAAGACAGAAATCGGTCTGTACCTAACTCAATTCGGGATTGTTTTTGGCAAAGTTTGCAGCACTAAAACGCATGCGATCCACAAACTTCATGCCTTGTCCCACATATCCTTCGTGTCCAGGTTCGTTATTGATGCTGGCCCGGACATCGTGTGCTTGTGCATCTAACTGGCGTACCACTTGATTTTTAAGGCTGGATATTTCCAAGAAAGCTTGAAACAGGGCTGCTACTGCTTGCTTGTTTTCAGTTGCCCATTCAAAGATACGCGGTGCTTTAGCAGGTGCTTTTTCTTGAACCCACTTACCAAAACCACCAACCAGGTTATCATAACTGCCGCTGCGTACACGACTGTTGATGTAGGTTTTGATCAAGGCAGGAAAGTCGCTGATCTTACGTGTTCGCAGTTCAGCAGGATTAAACAACTGATCCATTGCTGCACCGTATTTTGTGAGCAAGCTGTTGGCATCTTTGACTGTGGCAGCATCAAGCTTAATCTCACGTGGCTCTTTTAGGCTGGGATCCAAGATTAACAATCCTGGACTGGGTTCCAAGGCAGCAGCACGAATAGGAGTAGGTGTAGCTCCTGGTGCTGCCAATGCAGTATGGATGGCCACTGCCGCGGTGCTTTGACTAATCTTTTGGCCTAAGTCTGTGTTGGCTGGGACAGTATATGTCACCGTGTTGGGTGTGAACACATAGTTGTCGCCCTTTAGTTCAGGCGTTTCGCTGTACAACAGGTCACCTTGAACATAGCCACGGAAATCTTCAGGCACTGCACGACGAAGCAAGGGAAATAGTCGTTGATAAAGAGCAACAAGTTCCCCTCGTTCGCCGCCACGCATGTTCATGATTTGTGCGATCTGTTCTGGGCTTGTGGCAAGTCCGTCGTAGCCCTTGGCTCCAAATCCTGACTTGTCAGTTAATACAAACTCACCTGTGGGTTTGCGTCCAAATATAATAGCTGGCTTGCCGTCCCACTTGACTGTGGTTTCTCTGGGATTACGAGCAGCAGCCACAATACCATCTAGTGCTTGCTTGAGACCTGCACTGGGACGCTGGTCAAATATCATGTCTTCGGGGTGCTCAATACGCACGCCTTCCACAATGACCTGCATGCCTTGATTCACAATACGATCACGCAAGCGTGCCATAAAGCTGACTTCGTTGTATTCAGTATATAATTCTGTGTTCTCGTAAATGCCTTCGTCGAACTGTATGCCTTCACGATCCATGTGTGCTTTAAAATCAGCGATTTTAGCAGCACGTTTTGGATCAGCTTCCAAGGCCTTTAAGATAGCTTCTACACTGTACAAGTCAGCAGGGGTGGCATTGGGATTCAACAGCATCTGTGCTACTCGAGCAGGATCATCTGTGATCAACTCGTTGGTGGCACGATTCATGATACCGTCATTCTGATTCAGTTTGTAACCCATGGCCTTGGCCATTGAGTTCATCATGATGTTGCGTAATGCGCCTTTGTACTTGCTGCGTGGATCGCTACTTAATACAAACTGTGTCCAAGCAGGTTTGTTACTGAACATAAAATCTGTTTGTACAAAACCATTCTTTGGATTGCCGTTGATGGCAGTAAAGAAGTGTACAGCTGAACCTGATTTTTTAACGTACTTGGCAGGATCAACACCTTTACTTTTGGCCCATTGAGACAATACTGCGACCAACTGATCTTTGCTCATTTCGCCAGCATCCACACTCATGTCTAGGTCGCCCGAATCGGCCTTACGACCAGTTGAGCCTAACCACTTGACGGGTTT